AGTTGTATCTGAAATTGTCTGGGATAATGTTCCATCCCTTGCTGATATGGTTGCTACCTCAAGATCACTAATATCTAAAAATCCTGCAAAGGTTACTGTTGAACCTGAAACAGACATGGCTAATGTACCGTCTCTGGCAGATATTGTATCTAACTCAATATCAGATACGTCTATTGGTACACCTGCTGTAATTATTGAATCATCCACTTTAAATAATGAAGTGGCATCACTTTGAATGTCAAATGATCTACTCCCTACATTAGCTTCATCAAAATCAAATATTACCAGACTTCCTGTATCTACTAATGTGGAATCTGAACCTGTACCCAATGATAATTTAATATTATCCTGTATTATTGGTGCAGCACTAAATGTTTTTACTCCCGATATTGTTTGGGAACCAGCTAACATAACGAAACTTCCATCACTATTCGCTGTTTGAAATTCTGCTGAAGTACCTGTAATTGTAACATTGGCCAGATCAATAGTACCAGATGACGGTGTTCCTAATACTGGTGTTACCAGAGTTGGTGTATCACTTGTAAATGTTTTAAGATCATCTAGTCCTATCTTCTTATCCACATTACTACCAGCTACATCATTGATAACTAATTCATCTGTTGCCACCACTGTGGTCTTTGCTGTAATATCCTTAATTTTAGTATCTGGCATCTTATCCGATTAATTCCTTAAAACCGAACTCACAATCTAGGGATTTGTTTCTTTCCTTGTTTGGTGAGAATTTCCAGATAACCTTACCTTTCTCATTAACACCAAGATTTCTGGGATATTCCGTAATGGTAACTTCCCTGTCCTCAGTATATGGGATTAACTCAATATTATCAGCTACAGTATCATTCTCCACAGTCATCACTACGGATGAAGATTCTCCTACCTTTGTTATTGGGAATCTAATTTTTTCAACCAGTTCGCCATTTACATAACATCTAACCATTTTCGTAATCCTCTATGATATTCAGTAGCCTCTTGATCTTTCTTTCAGTCACTTCGTCTTTATTAGAAATAATAGATTCCTTTACCCTCTCTAACTGCTTTTCCATCCTTTCCTGCAATTTAGCCAGTTTATCATCATCTTCAATCTTCTTGGTATACCTCTCTACCTTATCTTTAACATCCTTCATCTGGTTGCCAAACTTATCCTGATTAGCCATATCCTGTTGTTTTATATCTAATTCCTTATCAGCCAGTAATTTTTCCATTTCCTCATCAGTTAATGCCTCACCTGTGTTGGCTACATACCAATCCCTCACCTCTTTTAGCGTAATCATTTTAAGTTCAAATTGTTTTAAGACCTGTTCAGGTTTTAGCTCTATGATGTTCTGTGTGGTAAATGCAATCTCCAGATTGACTTCTTCTGGGTTAAATCCATTCTGTTCCAATATGGGTTCAAACAGCTCTGCTTTTAGTTTAGAACACAAATATCTTTGAAAACCCCTAACCCTCTTCATTACTATTGACTCTGTGGTTTCACTACTTGCCCTACTTGTAAAGTCACCAGTCATTATGTCGTGTGGGAATTGTGTACCCAATTCAAAGACCTTCTCCATGTGATCAATGATTTCTGTAAATTTGGATTGCGAGCCTGATGATTCAAAGAACTCTATCTCTGGTTTAATCTTCTGTACCCTCTTATCACCTGGTTTGTACCTTCTCCACCTTTCAGCCTCCTTTTCAAGATAAACGTCATTTGCACCTGGATATGTGATTGTAGTAATTGGATAGGCATTGTTCTGGTATATGCCACCCATAGCATCTTCAATACCCCACATCACTTCAACTAGGGGAGCTGTGGTTCTATTACCTGCCGTCCTTGCTACAGCCAGTGAATAGAATAGACATCTACCCCAAGGTTGTTGTGAGTAGTGTGTTAAACTAAATTCAATAAACTTGTCCATCTCACCTTTACCCAGTTCTACTATCTGGCCTTGCTGCTGTCTCTGGTTGTAATGTAATGTCCCACCAGTATCATCTCTTCTTTTATCCACAATGGATGACATATCTAACTCTGTAACATCAGTGATGTTAGTTGTAGCCTCTAATTTCTCAAAAATTGCAGTACCACAAATTAGCATGGTGGTGGTCAAACCCTCAAACTTATTGTAAAAGTCAGTCCTTCTAATCCATTCCTCTAAAAACTTTTGGGCTTCCTCATTCTCTGATGACAATACCATATCTGTGCCAGTAATCATCTCAGAGTAGGATGCCACTGCAATCTGTATCTGTGGTGTCAAGTCGTGATAACGAAGTAATCTTTCAAAGTTTACCCTTTCTGGCCTTTCGTTGATAAATTCACTACGAACTATCTTGCTTAGTTGTTTCTCTTCAAGTGTGCTACCACTCCAAAATTCCTTTAGATATATACCTAAACCTTTCAACCTGTTGGACCTTCCAAAATATGTAACTCCTGTCTGTTAAGAGTGGATTCTGTATCACCAGTCTTACTTATTTCTAATTTAACATAATAAATTCCTCTTGGTGGCATTTCACCAGCTTGTATTGCACGAGCCCATGTTCCATTGGCAGCCACTACAATATCAGCCGACTTGTTGAAATAATCACCAAAGTGTTTAGGCCTATGTAATCTAATCGCTAGGGTATAACCTGTGAGGTTCTTGGCTGTCTGCCTATTAATATCAGTATAGATAGTACCAGTCAATTTGTTGGTAGCACTAAAATCCCCACGAAACCATTGAGATTGGTCTAGGGTTAAATATAATCCGTATACCATTATCGTAAGTAACTATCCATGAATAAAGAGAATTATATGGTTGTGCCGCCACGTTTGTTAAAATAGTTGGAAATAATCTTGTATGTCCAATGAGCTCGAGTTCTTTCAGTTTCCTTCAATTTCTTTAACTCATCGTATTTCTTATCTAATTCATCCAGACAGGTTGCCACACTACTGGTAAATTGATTATAGATGTCTATTGCCTTATCATCCCTATTCCTAATCATCTACCTTCCTCATTTCCTATTCTTTTCTCATGATCTCGTAACATATCTATAATTTCGTTAATCTTCTCACTATTGGCATATTCACCCTTTGTTATCTCTAAAGTGCCTAGATGATAGGATTCATCTCCAGGTGAGTATTTCATTGTATCAATAGGAATCTTATCTATGTTCAAGACCAAAATCCTCAAAGTCTTTCTTAGTAAGTTTTAGAGCCTTCCATGTAGCCTCACTCTTGTATCTTAACCTGTTTAACTCAAAGATAATTTTCTCTTTTGGTGCTGTACTTCTTAAACCCAATCTATTCCTAATATTCTGAAAATCACTAGAAGTTACATGTTTCTTCTTTGCTCTCTTTTCCTCAGCCAATCTACCTTTAGGTCTGCGTTTGAATAGACTCAATAGGATAAATCATGATTTGAGAATAAAGAGAACTATAAGTAGAGTGCGTCTGGTGGTTTCTTTTCTATCTTACCCTCATCATCTGTTTCTAATGCCCACTTCATCTGAATCTTGAATTTGGTACTCTCTATATGCTCATCCAACCTATTTTGTAATATCTGTACCTCCTCGAATGTGAGTGGTGGAGTTATCTTTAAATTAAAAATACACTCATAAATGGTATCCCACACCATATTGATTACTGTTCCCCTAACTACTGGCCTGTCGTATTCTACCATAAATCATCATGCCTACCTTGACCATTAAGAGTATCTCTATAAGGTCTATCCCATAAAGAAGAAAGTCAAAGACTGGATTAATTCGGCTAATAACTCCAAGTTGTAGGTAGAGATCACCAGCCCACAGCATATGAGGGATTTGTAGATAGACAATAACCGCCACTATAATGAGGTTCTTTGTGAATTGGGTATCATACCAATTCCAGAATCTTTGCCATATCATTTTAAACCAAAGAAATAGAAGCCTAATGATATTACTATAAAGACACAACAACCAATAATAATTAGATTAGCTGGGAATGGATTGAATCGCCTTCGTGGTGTTTCTTTATTATCCCATCTACTCAAACTTACCACAAACCTCTTTAAATTCATCCATTGATATTTCCATCTCATTCAAAAACTCTTTAAGATATTTTGTGGGGAGTTTACTGTCATACTGCTCTACCAGCTTAAGGCCTTCCTCTCTACTCATCCTGCCATGATGAATCTCTATGCTGGCCTGATCAGTTGCCCTACCATAACCAAATTTTAGAAATTTGAAATAATCATGGATTGCTACAAACTTTGTATCTAGGTTCTCATAATCTAGGAATGCCCATTCCATTGGACCGTCATGCGTTGTGAATCCATATTGCTTAATAATGTCCACTTGTAGCTTGGCGTTCCAGTTGATATAATCTCCCAGAAAGATGGATTTAATATCGTTCGGTTTTGTGGTGTTGTATACTGGGTTTTGTGGAAGTGATGTGTCATTCTTGAAAAGACCTTCTTCAAACTGATCATCCTTCTTAGGAGTTCCACCATATTCCAGATTTGTGTTCTCACCCCATACTAGAAGTTTTATTCCCATAGATTGTGCAATTAGGAATGGTATGGAGAATATTCCAAGATGTTCTGGATATGCGTGATCTCCAAGCTCATGTAGTCCTTTCTTCTGTAGTTCGAGGTATAGTGAGGGTTTGGCATAAAATTCTATACAGTCCACATCAAATGCCTTTTTGATATTATCTAGGTTCTTTCTACCTAATTCGGTCTGGTCACTGGGAACAAAGCATACCAGCAGTGGATTCATTTTAAATCCTTTTAAAATATATGTAATGAAGTGAGAGTCTTTCCCACCAGATACAGGAATAATACAATCCCAAGGTTTGTTCCCTCTATAAACATCTAATACATCCACAAGTTTTTCTGTTCTTTTTTCCCAATCTATTTTCTTCTTCTTCTCTGCGTTGAGACAAGCTTGACATACTCCATCAACAAACTCCAAATCTGGCTTTGTGTCAGGATAGAGACACCTACTACATCTTTTCAAATAGGAACCTCGTATCAATTTCATCACCATCCTGTTGGGTTATAGATTTGACAAGTTTTACATTCTCTATTAGATTTCTAATTATCATAACATAATCCCTCTTATACATGATCATGGTTTCACGATAATACTTGATCAGTAATGTAGGATTGTAGTATTCAAGCCCAAGTATGTATTTTTTTGAATTATTAAAAATTGACCTAATTATATCTATGAGGTATTGTGAGTGTGTGTGTATCAGTAGGCCTCTAAAGATAATGAGATCAAACTTTTTGTTTAGATTAACTACATCCTCTAAAATAAAATCCATGTCTGGGTGGTACTCTCTTGCCATCTCTATTGCATCAGGATTGGAATCCAATCCAGTTAGGTTATGATAACCCATACTTTGTAGGTGTGCCATTACATATCCGTTATTACACCCCACCTCTAGAATGGAACAGTCTTTTGGTATATCTTCAAGTAGAAACTCCAAAGACAACTTTGTGTCTTTTTTTACCTCATTGTTCCTAAGTGCGTATTCCGTCCAAAAGGTTTCACTCATCTCCCAACATCCTACATAAATCATGATATACCTTACTTAGTAGTATATACTCATCTGGCTCATCCTTCATTACTTTAACATATTCTCTGATATGTTTGATTATCTCCCCATTCTCTGTTATGTGTTCTACCTTCATTCAACTACCTCAGTTTTCACAATAACAGATTTAGATTTATTAATATTAAAATCTTTAACGATCGATCCATCAATAGATATATCCACAGATTTATAGTCGAACTCTTTCATATCGTAACACCACATGATAAAGGCATCTACCACATCGAATGAAGTTTCACTCTTATCTATCCCACCCTTTGGATCAAACCTCACTGCCCTCATCTGGGCTATTAATGCCTTAAAGTTTGGATGAACCCTAACCTTCCCATTCTTCACCATTTGGGCAGCATTGATGGTCATCTTGCTTCTAAGCGATTGAGTAGTGTTAGATTCCATATCTGGTATTGGCATACCAAAATTGACTGGTAGGGCTGGTATTCCCCTTTCCTGCAGATCTCTAATAAATCCTGGATGTGCTGCATCCACCTTACAGTTACTATCAAACTGTTTGGCTAGCTTCTCCATGACATCCAGCATGGCAGATGGTGATGGTCTTGGATATTCCCTAGCTTCCTTTACATAAGCTATTCCGTCTAATGATTCTCCTGCCACAATACCAAACTTGCTGCTCCCAAAAGCAGGGTCAGCAGCAACACAGGCACGACCACCCTTCCTTTGTAAATCATAGGTGGACATAATATCATCAACACCAGTAAAGATATCACCAATGCCGAAACCATACTGAAGATTATACTCTCGTTCAAATGATGGTGACTCCTTGGCTTTCCGTATATCCTCCTGTGTGTAAATCTTATTTAACCCTACCTCATAGTTCCATGTGATTCTCTTGTAAATTGATTTCTCTTCACTTTCCATATTGTCATATAGTCCACCAGGTAGGTTTGGTGTACTTACCATTACAATATGTGGATCTGTCTTTGCTATGTGGCAGGAGAATCATTAGACGGAATAGCTTATGTAAAGGAAGCTAGGGAATATC